GCCACCACAGTGCGCGGGTCCTTACCCCCCGCTAGCTTTTCGGCTGATATAACTTGGGATTTGCCGAAAGCATGATAAAATTGGTCCAGATAACGCCCATTTCGTATCCGGTCCTTGATCGTATTGACAGCTGCCTGAGTCCAGCCTGCCAAAGCCATCTCTTCTCGATTTTTGAAAGACGAGATGAAGGGGACGCCGGGACTGTACTTCTTTTGCTCATAGGCCAAACATGCCTCGAGTGAAGTCCAATCCCTGTTTGCACAAGCTTCTGGATATTGCATTACCAATTCGTATGCAATTTCATCTGCTTCTGCTAATTCCCGGGCCGTTAATGCACGAAGATCGCCTGCCGGGGTGCGATCAGATGGGTCAAGTTCTCGGTATCGTTCGAGTGATTTTGTGATCATTCCTTCTTTTGCTTGGGTAAGGTACACCTGATCAAAACCGATTTCTCCCCCCAACTCAGAATCGCGAGCCAAACGCTCTGTCAACACTGGGTCGATGACCAACTTACGCCATGGAGCTTGGTCAGTTTGCTCCAATATTTCCTGTGCTACTTGGGCAGGATGCACTTGCACAGCAGGGAAAGTGACTGGGCGATATTGGGGGCCACCAATACGCCATCCAGATTTAGGACCATGACTTCTTAACTCGTCAAGCATAGAGTCATAATCCTTCTGGAAGTTGTTTTCAGTCAAATACTGTGCATGTGCGATCTCTGCCTGAAATCGAGCACGTGACGTGATTTCTGGATTTTTAAAGATTCCCCCGAGGGCCCAAGCAGACTTTAGTCGACGACGGGCGTCGCCGGGTCGGATGAGGTAAAGAATCAATAAATCAGCCAATGCGATAAATCCAGTTAACGCATCTGAAGCTAGGTGACAGCCAGATTTGGCTAGATCAGCCAATGCTTTAGCGACAGACCAGAGAAGGTCTATTAAAGGCCGCATTTTGTCCATCAGCTGATCAAGGACCTGCAACAACCAATGACCTGCCTCTCTCACAAGTCGAAGATTATTGAACTGCCCGAACCACGCAATAATGTGGTCGTGCATTTCAATTCTGGTTGGTGCGGGTCGACTGGTTGTCTCCAGGTCGATAGCTGGGCAGATCAACCCAGCTGAGCGGATGACGTCCAACGCGGACCCATCTGCTAGCTCTGTATCAAGGCCTGCTTCTTCCAAGGCCATTGATACAGTAAAAGCTTCTAATGCTATTTGATCCATTGAGAGATCCTCAATCGCATAAGTCGCTATATCAATGAGTGGCTTTCCTGGTGTTTGGCCTTCAGGTTCCGGGGTATCCACTCGTTCCGGTGTATAAAAATTGTCTGATGTTCCCGATTCACTATCAGCGTCTAATTCTGCGAAAATTAGGTTCAGGTCCTCATATACTTGAAGATGACCAGAAACCTTTGCGTACATTTCTGCGGTGAGTAGGGCTTTCATAGTGATAACCATCGTGTATATCGCAACCATTGCGTATAGACACGAGTGTTCGATGACAGACGGTGCTAATAGGGTGACACAATTGTTAGTCCACCCATATCCCTCGACTTGGTTCCGCTTAATGATCCGGCGTAACCCGTTGAAAGAAAGAGGCGCTGGGAAAACGACTGCATTTTCCTCTAACTTCCAGGTTCCAATTTCTCGTGACCTTAACGCGAAAGGTCTACCAAGCCATTGTGACCCAGACTCCAGCGCTCTCCCTTCATATCGGGTTCC